TCAAAAACCTTGGGCTATCTTTATTTATAGCACTATACACTTACGTATAAACGAGTGGGAAAAAACATGCGCGTAAAATCAACACACTCATCATGCCTACAACAGCCGAAATTGAGGAGCAATTTATATTAGAACAAGAGCAAATTACCCAAGGGAAAGAGAAACTTCATAAGCAAATTAAAGACCTTGAGGATAAATCTTATGCTTCTGCTTCTATATATGGTTCCGCATGTATTCAATCAATACTGTTACCAATTATTGATGAGATTAACAAAACTAAACATAAAATAAGAGAGAGACAAAATGGGAAAGATTTTAAATATATTTATCCTTATCTTGATAAAATTAGTGAAGAATCTGCCGCATTAATTACATGCAAGATTGTCTTTGACAAAGTATTTAGCTTAAAAGATGGAGAAAACAAGACAGCTAAGGTAGTAAAAGCTATTGCTTGTGCGTTAGAAGCTGACTCTCAATTACTGCATTACAAGGAGACCGTTCCTGGTTTATTGAATTGGATTAAGAAGAAATATTGGCATGAATCATCAGGTACACATCAGAAATTGAAGGATGTAAAGGTGAAGATGGGTCATTTTGATATTGATACTTGGACTCCATGGTCAAATACAACACACGTCAAACTTGGAGGATACCTTCTCGGTTGTGTTATGAGATCAACACAATGGTTTCAAGAAAGCACTAAGCGATATGGGCGTAAAACTTATTCGGTTGTAGAGCCAACACCTGAATTTTTAAAGAAAAAAGACGAGCTGATTTATATGGCTGAATTATTTTCTCCTTTGCTCTATCCAATGCTAATACCACCTAAACCTTGGGGGTATCGCACTGAATTTGATGGAGAAAATATTACTAAGCATGTAAAGCATGGTGGCTACTACACAAATGATCTAATGCGTGGTCACGATATGGTTAGGCGAGGCAAGCCTACCCTTATACAGGGGGATAAGATTCCAGAGTTTTTAAATAAAATTCAAGGAGTTGGATACCGAGTAAACCATTTCAGTTACAACGTCGCTAAAGAATTAGAACAGAGTAGGCAAGCAGTAGGTAAATTTATTCCTATTGTTGAATGTCCCATCCCCCCTAAACCTGTTGATATAGCTGAGAATGAAGTCAGTAGAAAAGAGTGGAAAGCTAGAGCTAATGAGTCTCATAACGCTCAAGCTCAAGCTTTTAAGAAGTCAGTAAGAACTAGACAGACACTTACAGCAGCAGAGAAGTTTAAAGATCGAGAACGATTTTTTAATCCCCACAGCTGCGACTATAGGGGTCGTGCATATCCCATTGCTTCATACTTAACTCAGCAGACAGACGACTTTGGAAAAAGTCTTTTGCTTTTCGCTGATGAGTCAGTAGTTACTGATGATGCTAAGTACTGGATAAAATTCCAAGTATCAACAACATATGGAAACGGGTTAGATAAAGACACCTTAGAAGCTAGACAACAATGGGCTGATGAGAATACCAATCTCATTAGTCGGATAGCTGAAGATCCAGTAGGCACTATTCCAGACTGGGAAGTAGCTGAAGAACCATGGTGTTTCTTGGTTGCTTGTTGGGAGATGTATAACTGTGTAATTAAAGAGACTAAGAAGACTACATCATTACCGATTGCCATTGACGCAACCTGCTCTGGATTACAGATTTTGTCTTTGCTCTGCAAGGATGAGAAGACAGCAAAGCTAGTCAATGTAACCAAGTCAGATCGACCTCAAGATGCCTATAAAGAAGTAGCTGATGAAGCCAGACCTCATTGTCCTGAACACCTTCAACCTTATATCGATAGAAAGGTGACAAAAAGAAGTACAATGACTATCTGCTATTCGGCAAAAAAATTCAGCAATAGGAGGTACATTAAAGAGGCTTTAAAAGATAAAGGTATAGAGGTTAGTAAGGAAGACTTAACTCAAACAGTTAACGCAGTTAGAGATGCGATGAATACTATAGTCCCTGGTCCTATGAAGGTTATGGATTATATAGAGAAGCAGGTAGTAAAAGCTTTAAAGGCTGGTAGAAAATACCTTGAATGGACTACACCATCTGGCTTTACAGTTCATCAAGAGATAATGGCTTTTGATAAGAAGCACCCACAAAGAATTGTCTTACAACTAATGGGTGAATGTGCTTTAAGGTTAAACAAATTAACTGATGATCCAAATATAGCTAGACATAAGTCAGCTACTATGCCAAATCTTATCCATTCGCTTGATGCATCACTATTACATCTAGCCGTACAAGAATGGGATAAACCTATTGGTCTTATACATGACTCTGTTTTATGTAGAGCCACAGATATGCCTGAGCTATGGATATTAATCCGTAAAACATGTAACAAGTTATTCGCTGAGAATGACTACTTAAAATCTTTTGCTGAACAGATAGGCGCAGAAGATGAACCACCGATTATAGGAGACTTGAAACCAGAATCCGTAATTGAATCCACATACTTTTTTTGTTAATGAGAAACATCCACGTCACACCTGATCCCGTTGTATTAGAGGGTTATCAGGCTGTAATGAAGCCGAGTCAGTACGGCTATAGCTTGAGAGCTGTAGTTGGTAAGGACATGATAGATAAGTTAGAAGAAGAAAGAGTAGATTGTCTTAAGTGGGCTGAGTCTAAGCTCAAGAACCCTAAGAGATCTTCACTTAAACCAGAGCCTTGGGAGGAGGTATCAGATGGAAAATACATCATTAAATTCTCATGGGCTGAAGACAAGAAACCACCAGTGGTCGATACTGAAGGTGTTCCAGTTAGTGACGCTAATACTCCTGTCTATGCAGGGTCTACTGTCAAGCTAGGCTTCATTCAAAAGCCTTACCTACTACGAGATGGTATCTCTTATGGCACGTCTCTGAAGCTCTCTGGAGTACAGCTCGTGACTATTCAAGGAGGAGCTGGAGTAGATACTGGAGACTTAGATCAAGCTAGTGTTGCTGAGTTATTTGGTAAGACAAGTGGCTTTAAGGCTGGTGAGCCTAACGTTGAGGCAGCTGGTACACCTTCATCAGTAGAAGATGACTTCTAATGTTCAAGTCTCAGCTTGAAGAGAAGGTATCAGATTTATTAAACGAGTTAGGTATTTACTATGAGTATGAACCAACTAAGGTTCCATATCAAATACAACATAATTATTCACCTGACTTTTTATTAAACAATGGTATCTACCTAGAAACTAAAGGTTACTGGGATGCAGCGGATAGAAGGAAGATGAAGGCTGTTAAAGAACAGAACCCTGACTTAGATATTCGAATGGTCTTTCAAGCACCATTCAATACTATCTCTAAGAAATCTAAAACGACCTACGCCAAATATTGCGAAAGGATAAAAATTCCTTGGACATCTTGGCACAACATACCAATGGAATGGCTCATATAGAGAGCGAATTCGTAAGACATACAGCATGTGAGAACTGTGGCAGTAGTGATGCGAAGTCTGAGTATTCAGATGGACATACCTACTGCTTTGTATGTCACGCCCGTACTCCTGGGAATGGAGAAAATATACACACTCATCAAATGTCTACAAATGTACAACTCAAAGGATCAGCCGTACGGTTGCAGCGACGAGGTATTTCTGAACAGACGAACCAAAAATACAAAATCTTCAGAGACGGAGAACTTCTACGCTTCCATTATTTCACAAGCGACGGAATACTTCAGGGAGCAAAAGTAAAGACCAAACAAAAGGACTTCTATTATGAAGGCATATCTACCGATACTCTTTTTGGTCAGCATTTATTTCCTAGTAGCGGTAAACGGATTGTCGTTACTGAGGGTGAACTAGACGCTGCAAGTTGTTATGAATGTATGGAGGGGTGGCCAATGGTCTCACTTCCTCATGGTGCAGCATCAGCCAAAAAAGATATACAGAAACAATATGATTTATTCCAAGGCTATAAAGAAATTGTTCTCTTCTTTGATGGAGATGAGGCTGGAAGAAAAGCAGCGGAAGATGCTGCAAGCGTACTACCACCAGGGAAGGTCAAAATTGCAAGGCTCGAATCCTATAAAGATGCTTCAGAAGCTTTGCAAGCAGATCAACAAGAACTCATAAGAAAAGCAATTTGGAATGCTAAACCCTACAAACCAGACGGAATAGTAGAAGGTAAGGATCTCTTAGAGCTTGTCACAACACCCGAACCACCATGCAATCATGAGTATCCCTTCAAAGGATTACAACAAAAAACACACGGAATTAGATACGGCGA